ATCCGTTCTACATCAGTATCAACCAGACCATCTACCACAGTCTCAGGTGACATATTGTATTGTACAATGATCATCGGATACAGGGAGTTCAAGTCAAAGGATGTCACCCACTCGTGAGAACCGACTTGGGGTTCCTTCACATAACCACCCGCAAAATCACCCTTGGGTTTTTCGGTCTTGGCAGGAACCGCAATCTTCTGCTTGTTCAACAGACGATAGATGATAGTGTCCCAGATAGTAGTCGTACCAAACACATCCTCATAGTTCACACCACCACGGTATGCCATAGTCATTGCCAGAGTGATCAGACCGAGTTTCTCTTCCAGTAGGTCAACCAGTTCAACATCTCGGATGTTGTAGTCAATGAACTTCTGGTGATCTTCCTTGTACAGTGTGTGTAGGTTGCCGTGCTCCTCATACGAGAGTTTGCGTTCACCCAGTACGACATGGGCAATGTGATCCAGTCGATAGGACTCTTGCTGTCCCAGAGTATTACCAGTAAACTTGCGGAACAGATCATAGTAATCCAACTGAGCAATACCCATCAGATCATAGGTGTCCACATCCTTCATACCCATCTTACCACGAATGGTGCGAGACGAGACAGTTCCCCAAGGTGAGAATCGTTTGGTGGATTCTTCTCCGATGACCTTTCTTGTTCTGTTAACAAGGTAGGGGATATCAAACTGCTTGGAGTTCCAACCAGTCACGATGTCAGGTGAACCATGATTCTGCCAGTAGTCAAGGAACTGATCCAGTAGTTGCAACTCTGAGTTGCACTGAGTATAGATGCAGTTCTCTTTGGCAGTGTACTCACCCAGACCCCAGACACGAAAGAACTCTTCCTTACTGGACTTGGTACAGATTGCGGTGACTGGATAGTTTGCTTGATCTGGTTCGGGGAAACCTTCGTCCGACTGAACCTCAATATCAATGGTGGTGATTACAGGGAGGTCACGATCAAACTTAATATCGTTTGGAAACTTCTCTGCGATATACTGTGCGATGAAGTTGTTCTGCCCGTAGACCTTGAAGGTGTCTACATGTTGGTATCGTTTGCTAAACTCGGTTGCTTCTCGCATGGTCTCGAACTGAATGGGTTCGACAGGTCTACCATCTAGTGTAGACCATCCAACATTCTTACGACCACTGACATACATGGTAGGTTTGAAGGGGATGCGTTTCTTGACACGTTGACCGTCTTTGTACCCACGATAGAGCAGGGCAGAACCGTATCGGTCAATGCTTGTGTAAAAGTCCATATAGATTCCTCATAATTTAGTACCCATTATACACGAACAAACAGGCAATGTCAATCAATAATTTTAAATCCTCCTTTGGCACGTTGCCAAGGAGTCTCATACTTATCCATACCATCATGGGTTTGAGTGATACCAAGTGACTTAGATATCACTTGGGTCGATGCCCTCTTAAACGGAGGATCATCTCTTTTACATCGAAAATTATATATGTCACGCAGTTCTATTGCGGTTGAACCTACACCAACATTAGTACAATCACCATAATGAGTCATAAATGTATACTTACGATTGTTGTTATTCTTATGATCTAGATAGGTTTTGACCATTCTCTCTACACAACCATAGGGCCCACCATTCAATGGGAATGCTCGATTCAATAATAAGTCATCCATGTATATGGCACACCTACGAGAGAATGAATAGCAAGACATGAATAGTCCGTGATTTGCCCAGTCAAGTCCGTGTTCCATAGTGAAATCAAACTGATATTTGAATTCATCGGGGTCTTCTAGATATGAGTCATGTTCCATTACATAGAAACGATCCATACTCTCGGTTCGTTTTTTAATAAGTTGCCAATGGGTTATATCACCCGCACGTTCTGACTTACTACTTTCTTTACCCAGTTGCATAACCTGTCGCAGAGTTTGCCAGTTATAGAGGGGTTCTAGTTCTGAAATAGTGTCGGGGGTGTAACACTGAATAACTTCAATGTCAAGGAGGTCTTGTTTCTGCCACGATTCTAACGCAATCTCTGTATACTTCACAGAGGTCGGATTGTTCAAATCCGCAATCATATATGCTTTCATAATATATCCAAAAAGTGTCGGGTGACCTATTAAGTCACCCTAGTTCTGTCTATCTATATAAGTGGTAAGATAGCAATAATTGATGTAACTAAAACTATCATACTCAGTAGCGCATCTCCGAGTCTCTCTACTCGTCCAAATGTGCGGGTCTTCATAACTTTTTTGCTCCAGATTGGTGGGAAGATTATTCTTCCGATATTATATATAATGGTAATGTTCTCTGATAGAGGTCATAACCAAATGTCATGTCACTTTTAGAGATAATCGGAGGGGTCACAATCTTGATCACTCTCAAATCCAAACGAGAATGTGACTCGTGATACTGATGGTTCTAGTTGATGCCATGTTCCTCTTGGAAGAAACACGCATTCGCCTGGCTGCATAATATGAACCTGATCTGCGTTCCTCGGTTCTTCATTGTAACCGATGGTGATCTTGCACTCACCGATCATCTGAAGTAGGAACACATCCATCCTGTCACAATGTCTAGGGTACGAACCAGACGCCTGACCAAATCCACAAAACGCAATGTTTGTAACGTGGGGAAGACCTTTCGTGTAGGTATCCTTCTTTGGTGCGGGAAGTACAAAGAACTCATGCATCTCTCTATGAATGTCTTTTGCAATTTGAGGCGCAGAATCACGTAGATGAAAACTATTACAACCTAGTCGATTCTTCTCTCTATTCCAATCGTACAAGTCTTCAGGATGAGTGTCAATGAGTTCCATCGCCTCATCCCAAGACCAATTGATGTCTTGTTTAGGGCCCCACCAATATACCTTGTTTCGAATCTCTTCTTTATGAGTTTCAAACCCTATCATTCCATTTAACCACCATGCCAGTCGATGACCTTCTCGAATGCGGCAATGTATTCCTTATCTTCGGGAACATCACTTGCGTGTAAACTGTCTAATGCCATAGTCAATTGTTCAATTATAATATCATCTATTTGGTGACCATCAAGGGTCACTTCAATTTTCATGCTCATCACTTATTACCTATGTTATATTTGGGACACAACTCCCACTGGTCTTTGTCTTTGAATCCAATGATCTTGATCTGTCTTAGGGGCGCACACTCTACTGCGACTTCCTTGTTCTGTATCTCAACGAGTCCCCAGTCCGACAATAATGTCGCAATGGTATTACGTCTCTCTACGTCTGACTTCTCTAGGTTTGCTTTCTTACCATCCAAGATAAACAGTTCTTTGAAGTGTACGATATAGTACCTTCCCTGCTTATGTAGAATGTGACACGACTGAAACAGTTTTTGTTCTTTGCGTGATGCCACTCCGATTCTGGTTAGAGTTTCACGCACTTTGAGGAAATCATCGGGTTCTGCCAGAGTGATCTCTAGCATACTCACAGGACTCCATGATACTAAGTTACTTTCTTCCACCTTTATTCACCTTTTCTTTTATTTGTTTAATTTGAGAAGGTGATAAGAGGGATAGTATTTGTCGTGCCTTTTCATTACTATATCCATAATATTCTTTCACCGACTCAAGGTCATTTTCTAATTCAGGTTTTACCCATTTAGAGAAACGTTTCCGTTTCCTAATGATATTTATAAGAAAAGAAAATTGTAGACGTGAGTCTAGGTGGTGGCACTTGTTCATCTCATTTGCGATAACAACAGTATCAGAGAAGTAAGACAGTGAACGGTTTACCATAAAACCATTGTATGCCTTCTCGTCATCACGAGTTACCATGATGTCTTTCTTGGAATAGTTAATCGCATTTACATAATCAAAGGGATTCATTAGGGGTATAAACTCCGTTGCCAAGGTTTTTCGGTTGATGTGTCAAGTACTATACCACACTTATCAAGGAAAGTCAATCCTTCTTCAGACTTATAGTTGTGTCCATAGACAACTCGTTTGATTCCTGCTTGGTGGATGAGTTTGGCACAGTCGATGCATGGCGCACACGTTGTGTAAAGAACTGCACCCTCCGCCGATTCCGTTGACTTTGCAACCTTCGTGATTGCATTCGATTCCGCATGAAGAACTTCCTTTTTAGTTTTTAGTTTTCTACCGTATCCAGTGTTACCAGATTTTATTTCATCTTCGCAGTTGTTGTCCCAACCACTAGGCATACCATTGTAACCAATAGAGATGATTCGGTTGTCTTTTACTATGACCGCACCGACCTTCATCCTTCTTGCAGATGATAGTTGTGCGTAAGTCTTTGCAACTTCTAGATGTGCGACATCCCACTTATCCAAAGTCAAACTCCAGTTGTTTGTCTACCCACTGACCATCGTTCCAGACCAGTGCTATTGGGGTGTGTATAGGTCTAGGTTTCTCTTTACCAAGAACGATCACATACTCATCGGTCTCTTTCCAGAGTCTATTACCCATAGAGTCTACTCTGATATTGTCCTGTATCTCATCTTCAAATACATATTTAATCATTCCATCAACTTCTTTATGTTAGGACGGAAGTATCCGTCAGGTTTCATAATCTTACCGTTCTCGTCCTTGACCACTTTACCGTCAACGAACTTAGACATATTGGATGCCTTGACTTCGTTCCAGACCGTATCAAAGGGGATGTCTAAGGTGGACGCCATACCCATGATGACCCATACCATATCGGCAAGACCATCTGCGACTTCTACAATGTCTTTGTTTTTGAATGCTTGGAGTGTCTCAATATACTCCTCACTGATTAGGTTCATGTAGAGTTGTGCTTGATCAGATTCAAGTCCCCCAAAGTCAGGATAGTCTTGTTGCCCTGCCATCATAAAAGTTTCTACATCTGTTTGATAATCCATACTATAATCCTATTAGGTGCCAACCGTGATTGGCAATTGCGTTTAATATAATGAACCAACAAGTTGCCATGTGGGTTATCCACCACACAGTACGAATGACCGCAACTGTGTTTGCTTGCTTGTCGGTTTCTCCAACTTTCTCACCTAGACTCTTTGCCCAGATTCTCCACCATTTGCTCAAGTTCCTTTACCCTATCTTCCAGTTTATTGATGTATTCTTCAACCACTTCTCTCTCACATAGTGTCTTACAACAAATAGAAATCTGTTGCTTGGCACGGATGTTTAGTGGTTTCTCTCCTCTACGCATCTAGGTTCTTCTTACCCTCTTTCCTGAATCTCTTATTATACCCTCTTTTGATACTTTTTGCAACCCCACTTCGTGAAAGATAGCAATATATTTGTCTACCATAACTAAATGTATCGTACTCCGAACCACCCTTCAGTTTAATCTTTGGATTCTTCTTAGTCATCTAGATCACCTCTATACGTTCAATATCCTGATTTTTTTATGAGTCGTATCACCTATGTACTCGTGAGAATAAGAGAAACAGTTTCGGGCAACCCACATTCGGTCTTCACTGTTTTCGGTTACACTATGCTGTCTCACTCGCATATTCTTAGATGTCGGTTTCCATAGTTTCGACTCGTTCCTATACTTACCCATCCTTGGGTGTGCGGTTTTACTGAAATATCTTTTCCCTTCATCCAAGTGTATCTGTGCTATCGCATCACTCAGTCTTACTCCTATACCCAATCCTTGGAAATCTGGCAGTACCACTGTTCGGTGTCCTCGGAACGCATTCCTGAGTGTTCCACTTGGAAACGGTATTGCCGATGCGAATCCTACCACAACATCACCCCACCAACACAACCAATGTTTGGCAGATGTATTTATATCCTCGGTCAGATAGTGATGGTCTTTGAACATTGACCACGCTTCGACCCCACATGGAATGATGTCAAGTTTGATTTCGGGTCTCCTAGTTGGTCGATGAAGTGACCCCCTATAGGTGAGTTCCCCAGTCGCAGTGTCATATATCCAGTCTGGTTCTAACCATTCTGCGATATCATAATGACACGATGAGAACACGACACCTTGTATGTCCTCTTTACGAATATGTTTTGCCACTGAGTGGGCACACGACTTGGCAACTGATCTGTTCACCACCGAGGTAAACTCATCAATCACCGCATTGTCTACAAGTCTCCGTGATAGGTCTGCTCGATACTGTTCACCGACAGACAATACATTATACGGTCTGAACCAAGTAGGAACCGAGTTTAGACCCACCGCACCCATCAGAGTCATTGCCTCATCCTCATTATCAAAATGAGACGCAATACACTTATCATCAAACCAATAGGGAAACAGTTCTTGTCCAAATCTCTTGAGTAGGGTTGACTTGCCACTACCCGATGCCCCGACAATGAGTCCTATATTAAAAGAACCACAGATGTCTGGCATATCGGGTACAGTGAACTCCGAGACACCATCAAAGGAATACTCGAAGGCAAGAGACAAAGATTTTGTAATCTCATCCTGTTGTACTGGTGGATGAGAAATCTTAGTCATCCCATTCCCCGAAGATTTGTGGAGAAGTCTCTGCGGCACGTTCCATATCATACTCTCGTGGGAAATGCCTGAGACAACTGTATGCTCGTTGACGAACCTCACTAGGAACTCTTGGAGTTACCGTGGGGTTCAACAAGTCAATCAGAAACTTCTCGGTGCGTTCTATTGATTCTCTTCGTTCGTTGGGCATGGTCATATTTATATGAACTCCACATTTGCCATACATTCGGTCAGACAAGCAACAAGGTTTAGTTCGTGGTCTGCGACAAACGCATTCTTGTATTGATAATCAGCAAGGATCAATACCAGTTGCGGAATGGATTGAGGTTGTACCTTTCCTTCCATAGAGTCATAGATGCCACGGAAGATTGCGGCAGGTTCGGTGTCCATATTGTTGACCACCCATGACCGCATCTTCTTGAAATCCTTACTCTTTAATGATTGAAAAAGACCACTATAGTTGCCATTACTATCATTAATGAGTACCGAAGTTTCCAACTTACCAGAGATGGAATGACGTTGTGCTTCGTTGAGCACTCGTCTCCAGTCTGGTGCGTGTTTACCAATTAGTCCTGCAATCACATCATTGTTATACTTGACACCCTCACCATCTAGGATGATTTGTAGTCGAGTCATAAACTCACCACAGAGTTGTGCCATAGACTTCTTGGATGTGTTGAACTCATACACACCACATCGGGAGTGTAGAGGTTCGATGACCTTGTTCTTGAAGTTACAGGTCAGAATGAATCGACAGTTCTGAGAGAACTCTTCGATGAATCCACGCAGTGCGGGTTGGGTGGATTGTGCGTTTAGATAGTCTGCCTCATCCAAGATTACGACTTTGTAACCACCAGAGAGAGAAACGGATGAGGCAAACTGTTTGATCTTACCCCGCAGGGTATCAATGTTCCCTTCTTCCGAACCATTGATAATGATATAATCAAGACCAAGTTCGTCACAGATCGCACGAGCAATCGTAGTTTTACCAGTACCCGCAGTACCAGTGAACATCATATTAGGGACTTCACCCGAATCGACAATCTTCTGGAAAGTGTCTTTTAGGTCTTGGGGCAGTACGGTTGTACTGATCAATCGGGGTCGATACTTCTCAACCCATAGGAATTCTTTAGACATTGTGTCTCCATAATAAAAGTAAAAGTGTTTCTAGTAATATACATTGTACATTATATGAAACAAAAAGTCAAGAAAAAAAAGGGGGTGAATTAACACCCCCCAAAGTCTTAATCAACAGACTGTTCAGACTGGTACTCTTCACAGAGTTGGATGATCTGGACTGCTTGGTCTCTCAACTGACCAATGGTGGTGAGTTCTTCACCCTTGAAACCACCTCGTTGTACCACAGTATCAATTACTGCGACTGACGAACGAGCAACTCGGTTACCCAGTTCGTAGATTGCGGTATGATCTTTCTTTGCTTTCTTTGCTTCTGCCATCTCAATTATGCTCCATATGTAGATGATTTTTCAAGTGCAATATAATATTCTATTGCGGATTGTTGTGATTTAAACTGCGAGATCAACTTCTTAGAGATGTTCACAGCAAAGTCTTCGTTAATTACTTTTAGGTTACTCACATTCATAATGAAGTTGAAATCAACTCCTTCTGGATACTCACCCTCTACATCAATAGAGAATGCATTACTTGTCGCATCCTTACTGTCAATGACAGACAAACGAATCGCACCAGTGGTTGGAGTGATAGAAATCTCATCATGTCCAAGTGCGGCAGCGGCACGTTTGACTTTGCCCAAAGTATCTGTATCTAGCACAAATTTAACATCGGCATCTGGCATGACAATATCTTTACCGGGACTGGTAAGCATCTCTGGATCAGAGAAGAAGTACTTCACCGATGAACGACCAGTAGAATCTCCGACAGTCACATAGTCTTTCTCAAAGGTGAGTCGGGGTGAATCAACCAAGGACAGAACATTCAAAAACTCTGTTAGGTCATAGATGCCAAATGATGCAGGAAACTCTTCGGGGAGTTCTGCGGTTGATAGAACATTCCGTGCTACCGATATAGTCTTTACAGTACTACCTTCGGTGATAACGATGTTCGGGTTAATGGTCGCATAGTTCTTGAGAACCTGCATGGTAGTATCGGATAGTTCCATAATATATTTCCTCAGTTAATTTATAGTGTATAATAGCACATGGATCATTTAAAGTCAAGACTTAATTTTACTAAAGTTCTTTTCTTTCACAAACTCAATCTTACGGTGGAATGCCGCATCCTCAAGTTCACTCTTGTGAGAGATAACAAACACATTGGTATCCTCACCCAGTGTAGAGATAATCTTCATCAGATTCTCAATACCATCCTCGTCCAGAGAAGAGTCAAATGTCTCATCAAGGATCAGTAGATTGGTTGCCACACTGTTCTTCATCTTTGCGATCTGTCTCCAAGTAAATAGTAGGGACAGGTCAATCCGTTGCTTCTCACCCTCAGAGAATGAGTCATACGAAAAGGCATCACGATGTCTAGATCGGATAGTCTCTTGGAAAGACTCGTCCAGATCAAAGTGTACAAAGAAGTCTAGGATGTTCAAGTACTTGTTGGTCAACTGATTGATGACTGGTAAGTACTGTTTAATAATCTTGGTCTTGATACCAGTGTCTTTGAGCAACTCAGCATACACTTGATTGTACGAGAATTGTTCGTTCAGTCGGTACTTGGAATCTTGCAACTCTTCCTTATCGGTACGCAGTGTTTCTAACTCAGCATTTGCTTCTGACAGATCACCAGTACCTTCGTCAATACTAGAGACCTCACCATTCAGTGTATCAATGTTTCGATTGATACTCATAATCTCTTGGGTGTTTGCGTCAATCTTAGACTGCCAGTTGCGAATGTGATCTTGCATACGACTGAGTTCTTCCATCTTCGCATCCAAGTCTGCCTTACGGAGATCGTGCATTTGTAACGCACCATCAATAGTACCCGCACGAGTCTTACATTTGTTCAGATGAAACTCTTTCAACCTATGATCAATATCCTGATCACAGGTAGGGCACTTGTCATTATTCTCAAAGAACTTTGCCTGTTTGACCACATCCTTCTGTTGTGCCTTGAACCCTGCCGCAAACTCACCCAGAGATTGTAGTTCCTTACCAACATTGACGATCTCGGTAGTGACTTCTTTGGATGCGGTGACCTCCTCGGTAACCTTGGCATTTGCCTCATTGAGTACACGAATGTCCTCCTGCAACTTCTTAATACTATCCAACTTCTGCTTCTTCTGGTGACTGGATATCGCACTTAGATCACGCAGATATTTCTTTTGAGCATTGATCTTGGTATCACACAGATTCAGTTGATGGGTATTGTTGGCAATCTGATCCTTGAGTATAGACATCTTCTCCTTCAACAGAGAGTTCATCTTGGAGAACATATTGATGTCCAAGAGGTCTTCGATCACCTCTCGTCTAGAACCTCCTGCCAACTGCATAAACGGCACAAACGAACTAGAACCCAGTACCACAATCTGGTGAAACGATTTGTGGTTCAACTTGATGATGTTCTTCTCAAGCAGGGACTGGTATTCTTTGGCATGGGAATCTTGATTCACCATATTACCATTGACCCATATCTCAAACTTATTGGGTTTGATGCCACGGATAACCTTGTACTGCTGTTTACCAATATCAAACTCAACCTCCACCACCGTGCCTTTGCCATTGATAGTGTTGATCAGTTGGTTCTTAGATATCTTACGATGGGGTTTGCCGAACAGACCAAACGAGAGTGCGTCCAACATAGTAGACTTACCCGCACCATTGTGTCCTACCACTAGGGTAGTCGGAGTAGTATCAAAACTGATATCTGTGAAATTATTTCCTGTACTGAGGAAATTCTTAAAACGGAGTTTCTTAAAATTTATCATTGGGGTATATTACCACACTCATCATATAAAGTCAAATTTATTTTTCGGTCATACCGCACCAGTTACATTCTTCATCCTTGCCGATCCTCATGGTACTTGCCTCTGCTGTACAGTAGTGTTCCCAAGTATTAAACTTTTCCTTTAGTTTCTGAATACTCTTCTTGGTAGGGATACCATGAAACTCCATCAACTCTTCCTCACCATCCTCATTACGATCACGGTTACCATCACCATTGAGTTCAGTCATGTCCTGTTGCTTATGTTTCTGGTTCTTACCAAAGATAGAATCCCAATTATCTTCGTACTGCTTTTTATTAGGAATTGGTCTTGGGGAATCCCCCTTGCCACCGTCACCCATTATACGATCTCCATACTCTGTGCTTCTTTCATCAAGTGAGATATCTCTTTCTTGATCCGATCTTTATCTAGGTCTGTAACTACATTGTCAACATAATCGTATACCAATGTCTCGGTATCGTCTACAGATATGTTGTCATCTCCAACATTGTCACCAAGGAACTCCGAGAAGTCTTCGGCAATCTTCAGTTCGTGAATCTTCTGTGCCTGTACCCGATCAATGAATCGTTCAAACTCATAGGGGTCACCCTTGTTGGTAACGATAACCTTGACGAACTTGTTGTCAAGATAAGAGAGGTCTTTGAACTTGTTCATGTTCTCGTGATCATAGTAAATCTTCTCAAAGATAGTGATCGGGTTATGAACAGGTGTTAGTTCTCTTGTTTCCATATCAAGTACATGGAAGTGCTTGGGGTCACCGCAGTCATTCCAGAAGAACTCCATCTGAGCACCAAGATAGTGGATGTTGTTCATACTGGATTTGGCATGGAAGTGACCAGTCAAAACAGTATCGAATCTGTCGAACACACTCCTGTCCATGCCATCCATACACACCTGACCTCGTGCCATCTCGAACCCCTGTAGTTCTAGGTGGGCACCCACAAGTGTTGCTTTGGTGTTGGCAAGAAACTCCAGTGTTGATTTCTCGTTCTCAGGGTTGATCCAAGGAATCAGTGCCATCTCCGTACCATCATAGTTCATCACTGTTGGTTCCATAATAAGGTTCACCTCATTCATATAGTGACCTTGGAGTTCCTTCAGTGCGTTCAACTCGTTGGTGTTCTTATAGTACACATCGTGATTTCCCGGTATGATGTCCATAGTAATCCCATGCTTACGCATAGGTTCTAGGAATATCTTACGGTTGTGCTGTAGTGCCTTGAAGTTGATAGTCTTGCGATTATCGTAGTAGTCCCCAAGGTGGATGATATGCTTTATATCATTCTCTAACAGATATGGGAAGAACACTTCACTATAGAATCGTTCCTGATATGCCATAAAAATGTCAGACGAGTTACGACACCCTGCATGGGTATCGTTCAATATTGCGACCTTCATAATTTAACCTTCTTCTGATTTAGATGCCTTTACCATCTTCATTGCTTCTGCCATAGGAACTTTATTCGCACTCGCATTCTGTAACTTGATTGCTTTCCTACGCAGTAACTTCATTTCACTTTTTCTTTGTTTTGCTTTATCCATAATTATACACCATCTCTCAACTTTAGTCAACTAAAAAATCGGTTAAATCGGAATCTACTTTGACAGTTCGTCTCTTCCGTTCTTTCTTTACAATCTCTTTCCACTCAAGGTCTTTGTCTTTCACATCATCAATTCGCATACGCAGTTGATCAACAAAGGCACTGGCATACTGCTCTGCCTCGACATCACCATTAGGATTATCAATGAACAGATCAACACTTGCCTGTTCCATATAACGCATCTTGATGTCTTGTTGCTTCTTCTCTTTCTCAATCCTGCGGAGGAATGCGAACCAAGAAATCTGTGTGAAGTAGGCAAATGCGTTCGGTTTACCAGTACGGGTTGCCGCCTCTAGGTTGTAGTTCTCGATTGCCTTGAGACAATTCTCTACCGCATCCATCACCATCTCTTCACGATAAGTGTAACGAACAAAGTTAGACTTGTGGGATAGTCCCTCACAAATCTTTAGGAAGCATAATGCGATGTAGTCAGGCACCTTGGGTAGTGTCACACACGCATCTCTCGCACCATTAAGATCAGTAACATAATCAACAACTGCTTGTGAAAACTGTGCGTTGTTCACATAATGCGGTTTGTCTTTTGGTTTTATCTTTACTTTAGTTTTTTGTTCCATTATTTAATTCCTATTTTTTTCCTTAGTTCACTACTTGCAAATCTATGATGTCTACCATTATAATACACTCGGATATAATTGTCAAGACAATAATCCTTTCCAGTGAAATCTTTTTCCCTATACTCCTCTCCAATGATACGAACATCAAAGTCAACTAGTTGCATCAAGTCCAGTAAGTCTTCTTCTGTCTCATACGGAATGATCTGATCTACCCACTTACAGGCATCAACTTGTATATATCTTTCGGTTACCGACTGAATTGGTTTGTTCTTCTTTGGACGATCTACAGTGGGATCAGTCTGTAACCCCACGATAAGATAGTCACAGACAGTCCTTGCCTCTTCCAACATCTTTACATGACCCGCATGAAACAGGTCAAATGCCGAACAGGTAAATCCAATTATTTTTTTCTTTTCACTTGACAAAAGTTGTTACTCACTGTATAATAAGCTTTGTGTTTCGGGAGGGTTGAATACTAATGAACCGTCTTATCTCTTATGCTATCCAAAGAAATAACATTATTGGACGCAGAGTCTCCACCCATTCTCTCTAGGTAATCGTCTATTTTGTCTGCCGCAGATTTGACACGACTAGACATCTTATCTACCGCAGATTGTTGATCACCATACTTTTCAGTATGCTCTGACTCTCTTACTAGGTGCATTTCTCCCATATCGGCAACTGCTTCATGCCACTGTACCATTAGACTGTCAGTAGGAAATCCCATTCCTACGATGTGCGAAGAATTAATAATTAATAAATCATCCGAAGATTCTTGGTAAACCATCCAAGGTCTGAAAGCATAGTACTTCATGCCATCACCATTCTCCATCATAATAAGACGCATTGCTTTTCGGACTAATATTTCATAGTCATCACCTTCTTGCCATTGAACCACTTCACAGAGAATCTCTTCTCCACTTGCTAGTTTTAACTGTCTTACATCTGTGTCCATGCTAAATCCCTTTTATTTCAAGTTAATTTGATGTATCTTATAAGGAAACTGTTCTTTAGTATATATCTTTATTCTTTCGGCACTATGTCGCAGTGTAAAGTTTTTGTGTGACTTGACATGCATATCATCCGCAATATCGTATAACTTAGCATTAGACCCATCGTCAGACTGCCTCAATGCTCGTCCTATCGACTGTAGCACCTTAACCTGACTCTTACTAGGGGATGCGAATACTATATTATGAAGATTCCTAATATTAATACCAGTGCTGAAAGTGCCCAAACTAGCAACAATAATTGCATTTTTCTGTTTCTCCACTATGCCACGAATTTGCTCTCGGTCTGCGGCATCCACTTCTCCAGACACATAGAATATTTTTCGACCATCCTCTGCCTTGTCTCTCATCATATCAAAGAGAATTTTACCGTGTTTCTCCACGAACTGGAATAGTACCAGAGTGTTACCTTTCTGGTCTAACGCAAGGTTGGTAATCAACTTGTTGCGTTTCTCGTGGGTAACGATATAGTCCATCTCTTCTTGATAGGTCTTACCCTGCATCATATGACACACATCATTATGATAACGCAGTAACAGGACAGATATGTCTATTTGTGCGAGTGTTCCTTGAACCTGTAGATCACGAGTTTGGGTTACGGTTTTGGTAGGCCCGAACAGACCCTCTAGTACCAGTTTGTTAGTCTCGGTGCCATCTAAGGTACCAGTAGTTCCAAATCTATATGGAGCATTTGTACACTTATTCATAATACCAGACAGTGACTTTGCCTTGAACAAATGTACCTCGTCACCGAACACACAACCAAACTGCTCGAACCACTCCTTCGGAAACTTGTATATGGACTGCCAAGTAGAGACTATGATCTGCTTGTCGGTCACCTTCTCCTTACCAGAATATATCTTATGTACTAAGTCAGAATCAAATCCATAGTCCTCAAAGTCTTTGTACATTTGTTCTACCAGACTTGTTGTCGGAACAACTATGAGAATCTTCTGATCGTGATTTGCCATATACCACCGCATCAGATTATAGATGATGAACGACTTACCCGAACCTGTGGGTGACAACAGAATTGCTCGTTTCTCTTTGATACCGTGGGTCACCGCATCGTACTGATAGTCACGCAATCCAAACGGCATATCAAGTTCACTCTGGAACTTTACTAGGTTCTGGTGTTGGACATGGTTCTTATTCTCAGGGTGTCCGTACTCATCGTTGTCCATCAACTCAATAGGATACATCCTATCCGCACAGAACTTCTTCAGATGTGCGTAAAGTCCCACATTGAGTTCACGAGTGACCTGATTAAAAAGTTTGATCTTACCATCCCATTTGCGAGACTTAAATGCCGGCATATACTTATGTCCCGGAACAAAAAACGAGAAGTATTCTCGGAGTTCGGGAATCTGGTGTGCTTCAGCATCAATGATCATCATCGCATGATCACGGAGACCGACACGAATGGTATTAGGTATACTCATTTAGGGCATCTTCACCAAGATAGCAATCAACAATATATTGGTTAGAAATATCTCTGCCGCAAGTATTGTGTGATACCACACCCACCGAGACTGGTATACTTTATTTACTGTAAATGTTTCCTTCATTTCTTTTAGCATTATTGTCCTGCCTCGAAAGACCTCCATCTAATCATATTTCCGATTGTCTGGTGCCTCCAGTTTAGATTATTAACAATTTCCGTAAGAGTATCTATCAGAGTTTTAAGGTACTGGATTTTCATCTCAGACTCTTGTATCTCCTTATCGGAGTCGTAATAATATTCTTTGAAGTTCTTGGTGGTGGCACTGAGACCCTCGTATGGATCATATGCCCACCCACGAGTCTCAATGTCCTCCTTGGACATCTTACCCTCGTAGTAGAGGTACTTTTCTTTGAGTAGAATCTTCTGTTTGAACTCAGACTGCTTCAGACGCAGTTTGGTCAACGAGAGATACTCCAGATACTTTGCGTGTAACGCAGGTGTCACACGAGAGGTTTCGTCTAGTTGGTGTTTAGAAATTTCGGAGTCTTCTCTCCACTCTGCTAGAATACTTTCTAGGTCTATCATAATATATTCTCCATACTGTAAAATTATATAGGGTTAAATTATCTCGAATTGAGAGAACCTAAATGACGCATCAAATGTCAGATAGTTCACATCTCCTGTTGTGGAAGTGAATTCAATATTACCAAGTGAGGTAGGTACGCAATCTCTGTACACGATCTTCTTGGTGGTGTTGTTATGACTTGACAATACATGAAGTGTGATGTCAGCATAGGTTGGGAATTTAGAACCCCGTTCAGCAGAAGATACTTGCCCATCATTAACTATTCGATTTAACCAATCCATCATCTCTGTATAGGATGTCATGTTCTCGTCAAGAATGATTGTAAAGTTTACCTCGGTGAATGTGATCTTGTCTCCTGCCAAGGGGACAGATGTGATTCTTCGGACAGGTAATTCCAGTGGTGCGACAGACGCACCGGGATGAGATACTGCTTGAACAAAGTACTCCATATTGGGATACTTTGTTCTGTCCATGACTAACTTAAAACCCGTGGGTTGCAGGTAGTTTAGATTGGTTGTCAGTTCCGCATCGGAAACTTGAATACTACTTTGTACTGGCATAAAGACCTCTTATATTATACTTCTATTTATAAGAGATTTAATGTATAGTTTCCTGTTCACGCATATTTACCAGAAGTTTCTGGATAACAGTAGACCAGTATTTTTTACCCCACTCGGAACCTGTACGAGAACGAGCACCCTTTGCGTTTTGGATCAATCGGGCATAATCATACATTGACAGTTCTCCCTTTACCGACCCAAACGATCTCTTCAAACTTCTCTTCGTAGGTCTTACCAAACACAGTAAACCCAACCTCGTGAAGTTCCTTCAGTACGAACTTGACTGCTTCTTTTGGGGTATCAAATGTATACCAAGTCAAGCACTCACGACCCTGATTTGCTAACCTTACTTCATACTTCATACTTGTTCTCCTAATTCCCAAGTTACGGGAGGTCGTCCCTCCATATAATGTGCTTGAGAAGCAACATACTTGTCACCCTCAACCTTGATGTACACTGGACGTTCCCAGTGTTCACAGATGTCAGACTCCTTGAAGTCTGCTTCATCAACGAGGTCGGAACCAAGAACATACTCTTGGAGGTACTCGTTGCTTTTCGACACGAGGTCGAACAGGGTATCATAGTACCCCTCGGATTGTGCATCCTCAACGGATACACCCTCTACCACATAGGTAGACCCACCCTTGCACTTCCAGTACTGTGGGCATTCCCCAGTACCATCCCAGTCATGGGCACCATAGTTCTCACGATATTGTGTGTGGATTACAATCTTCATATTACTCTCCGATAAATGCGTATTTGGGGTCTTTACAAAACTGACCGACTTCGTCAAAACCTAACAGGACAAAACCGTCCATTGGGTCAGTACCGTTCTCGTATTCGACTAACTCGAAACCCGCACGGAAGTTTCTGACTTCGTTGATATTCACTTCAATAATTCTCATAACCATTCCTCATTCTCAATACAAGTATTATACAACATTCAACAGGTTTTGTCTAATACCGTTTTGTTATAACGGAGAGACTTTTAAGAACTTTCTTCGTGCCTTTGAAAACTGTTTCATGGGTTTCTTGAAGATGATTTCCTCAGTAGTACCCTCTTTGATGTAACCCACTAATTGGGTTGCCTTGTTCACAATGTAGGTGTGACTCGGAACCTTATATCCCAAGTCATCCCACTCTGTAACTTCTTTCAAATAATCATTCATTATTTCTTACCTTTGTAACCAAGTGATTCCATCGCAAACACTGGTGAACCACAAACTTCGTAACCGTACTTCTCACTGTGAAACTTGTTATCGTGAGAAGACAATTCAAGATACTTCTCAACAGTCACATTTTTCACTAGGAAGTTGACCCATGCCTTCCAAGGTTTGTAACCATACTTGAATCGGGCAATGAACTCAGGTTTGGGTGAACCATGCCATGATGGGTGACAGTTAGGACTTGCGACCTCCATGTTGACAGACTCAGTGTGTCTACCACGGTACATCAAGTACATACCGTCCCAAGTGAAGTCTTCTTTAGTAAATGCAGTCATATTTTTCTCTCTTTTCTCATTATCAATACAAGGGTATTATAGCATCCGTAGCAGGTTTTGTCTAATACCGTTTTGTTATAAGGAAGACCTTTCTTAGTACTGATTTGCTTCTGCGTGGTGGATGGCATCAGCATAGTAATTCTCTTCCCACTTATCAGCAGTAGGAGCAGACCGTTCCTCTTGTTCACGAACCTCATCAGCATATGCTTCCATCTGCTCATCCTCGGAACGAACCTCATCAATGTATCTCTCAATAGGAGCAGGGACTATGTAATCATCAGACAGTCGCAGTCTGTTATTAGCAGGATCGGCATCAACAAAGATGATCTCTTCAACACGCAACCAGTGCGATTCTTCGGTCAGTCTTACATAGTCATTTTCAAATATAATCATAATTTACTCTCTCAGTTCTCATTCTCAATACAAGTATTATAACATTCTGGTACATCTTTTGTCAAGGATTATTTTCAAAATAAGTGAAATAAATTAGATATTTTATGGGGGGAGGGGGATGGGTGGTATGAGGGGACTTCCTGTCCCCTAGTTTTGTTACTCTGCTTCTTCTGGTTTAGTTGCGGCAGTTCCCGTCTTATCAGCAACATCTTTAATAAGATTAGATGTTACATCCAATACACCTGCGGTCACACCAAAGACATCAGAACCGACACCTTTAATAACACCACCAGTACCGTCAATGGTTGCATCGACAGTTGAACATGCAGACAAAACTAATGCGAACGCAATTGCAATAATACGCATAGTACTCTCCTGTTTTTCTAGATTACTGGATAACCAGATACCGAACGCTTACCCATCTGGGCACTCCAGTCTGGGCATCCCCTTTTACTACTCTTTGTTCAGATCGTGAACACTGTTATTTATACAAATAAAAAAAGGGACTCCGAAGAGTCCCTTAAAAAGTGGTAGGTTACCCTACTCTTATTTTTATACCTAATCTTAGGTCAAGATGTTAGTCACCTTGAAGATGCGGTAGTACTGGTTAGTCTTAGCAGTAGCAAGACCGTCAGAAGGAGTAGAACCAACAAATGGGTTAGACGCCATTCCGTAACGAGTTTTGAACCCGATACGTGGTTGGAAGTCATCTTCACCAACTGCTTTAACCATCTGTAATGGTACATATGGGCAGTAGAATACACCACTGTCATATGGGTTCTGACCCTTATAACCAACAGTTACATAGTCAGTGTTGGCATATGGATCGATGTATACACGGATACGACCATTCAGAAGACCTGCGAAAGTGTTGCCAGTGTCATCAACCTGAAGGTTGTTAGACAGAGCAGGACTATAGTCCAAAGTACCGGCAGCGGCAAGAGCAGTAGCAACATCTGAAGAACAGATTACTACGTTACCTTTACCACGACGCGTTTCTTTAGCAATAGTGTTACACTCACGATCAATCTGTACACCCAGACCTTTGAACTTCTCAGCAGACCAACGACCATCAGTGTCAGAAGACATGTTGAAGATACCCTTGGCAGTTACGTTTGCCTGTTGAGCACCAGTCTTTGCTTGACTGTTGATAGTACGAATTACTTCGCGGTTGATTTCAGCAAGAATCTCAGTAGACAAAATGTTTGCCAACTCAGTTTCTGCGTCCAGACCGTGGATTGCTTTAAGGTCTTGAGCAAGTTCCAGAGTGTATTCTGCTTTAAGAGCACGACTCTTAGCAGTAACAGTCTGACGTTCGATTGTGAAACCCATCTCGTTGAAAGAAGAACCACCAGTTGCTCCAAGTGCTTCAGCATCAGCAGTAGGCATACCACCTGCGGCAAGTGAAGTCAGACGAGCACCTTCGGAATCAATACCATTCCAACCAGAAGCATTGTCTGAATCGTGAGTACCAGAACTGTCACCAGAGAAACGAGTCTCTGCTTCGTTGACAAGTGCTTCACGGTTTGAAGTAGAACCACCCTGATAACGTGACTTCATCGCAAAGATGAGACCAGTTGGGCCATTCATAGGTTGAACACCACACACATCATATGCGATGAGGTTAGGCATTGCGCGTCTTACCAAAGAGATAAGAACGGGGTTAAAGTTGTTTACGGAACCAGTGCTGTTCGCAGGTGCCGCGGCATTTTCGGACAAGAAACCACTCTCTTGAGCAGACTGCTCCATGATTGCTTTTTCTTGGTTTTCTAGGATTGCGGCAGTTACAGAACGTCTGTGATTGTCGGTGATTTTACCGGCAGACTCTTCGTTCAGGACTGGTGCCCACTTTTCCATTAAACTATCGTAAGATTGCATTTTAATTTTCCTTGATTAATATTTAGGTGTTGTTTTGCGAATAGCAGAGAGGTAACCTTCCATCACAGATGATACTTCGACAGTACTGTCAGCATCTTCTACAATTTGTTCTACTTCTTCACTACTTGCGATTTCTTTGGTGAAGTATGACTCGACAACAGTTCGTACTTTTGAAGCAAATTGATCTTCGTCTTCAAAGTCGATGTCTTCTACGAGTGACTTCAGTTTTTCTACTTGTGTTTCAGCAAGATCGCGTGATGATTCACGAATGATCGAGTCACGTTTATATGCTTCCAATTCACAAGTAGTATCGATAACTCTTTGAGTGCTTTCGTTGAGTTTAGTTTCTAACTCTTCAACAGACTCAGCAAGTTCGTCAACTAGGTCTACCTTAGACTCAGGTACATCAATGTAAGACTCTGTGAACAGGTCTTTCATTTTGTCCATGAAAGTTTCAGCAATTTCGGTACGGAGACCGTTATGGATTGCTACTTGATTACTTTCCATCCAAGATTCAACTACATAGTTCAGGTAACTGTCTACCTTCTCCACAAGGTCTGCCTTAGTAGAAGATACTTCTTCTGCCAATTCTTCCTTGTACTGTGCTTCTAAACGATCAACTTCTTCTGACAATTTAGATTTAACAGCAGATTCAAAAATTACTGCGGTTTTAGCTTTAAACTCATCACTGAGTGTTGCTTCAGACTCGACCAATGCATCAATTTCAGCAGTAGTATCAATCTGTGTTTCCACGATTGCGTCAACTTCATCCATATCTACTGATTCTTCAACACCGCATACTTTTTCGTATGCCGCTTGTATATCTGCTTTATTAGATTTTACAAGCATGTTGTTCATAGCACTAATCATTCCCGCCTTTGTTTTTGGAACAGGAGATTTTTTTACTGCTTTCGCAGCTTTATCAACAGATGTGATAGAATCTTCTTCTTCACCACCTGCTGTCTCTTCGAGAGTTTCTTCCACAATGTCGTTAATTTCTTCATCGTGAAGTTCAACTTCGACTTTACTTTCTTCAGTCATAATTGACTCCTTACATACTAGATTTGATTAACGAGAGGAAATTTTTGAACTCTCGAACACTTGTCTCATATAAGACAGTTTTCGGAGCAGTTTTAATTTCAGTCTCCATTTTTTCAATTACTTGAGGACACAAAACACCGTTATTCCAGACCCAGTCAACACCTTCCATAATACCATTAACAAATGCTTCTGGTGCACTTGGGTCTTGTACGATGTCAATCGTACTAAGAATAAAGTCATCTTTGACGACCATTGCGCCGTTTCGGTTCTCAAGACTACCCATACCACGAGTTGACACTCCTAGTTGAACACCACCTTCAAGAAGACCTTTAACAATCTTACCCATTGGAGTATCCAATATTTGTGCCTTTCCAACCACATCATTTCCCTCAAACTTGAGGTCTGTGATGAGGTGTGAAACTTTGTCTAAGTTAACTGTCGGCCCTTCGGGGTGGTTTAGTTCCCCTACTGCCCGTTTCTTAGATACTTGTTCTTTTACGTACTTACCTACCGCCTTCTCCATAATTGGTTTGGGGTAGACACGTCCGTTTCTATTCTTCTTATCTGCCTGTGCGAAAACGCCTTCGATGACGTAGTTCTTTTCGCCATTCTCTTTCTTCTCTACGATACACTGTAGAGTTTCGTTTTCGTTAAATTCAGTAATAAGTTTCATGTTAGTTCCTTGATTACTTTGGTAGCAGACTTCTCCGCATCCTTCAGTGACTTAAATGCGTCTAACTTATCACCGTCAATATATACAACAAACGGCAAAGTTCCCTTGCCAAGTTCAATTATCTTGACGGGGATACGATTTATTTTTTTATTTAAGACAACTTTACCTTTAGGTTCTTTTGACTTTAATTCAGAAATAAGTTGTTTATAAGATTTCATAGTATTATTTATACAAATTAATATTTACAAAAGTAATTATCTCTGTAAAAACCCTGCCTTTCCTAACATCTTTGCTACTGGTTGTTTACCCTTTAGCATATTTGGATTAGTTGCTAGATGACTTGGTAACTTACCCTGCTTTATCAACTTGTGTAAAACTTTACTGAGTTCATGTGCGTCTACTCCAAGTTCTCTAGAAATCTTTGCTAATCCTGCGGTTCCTTTATTTGGATTCTTCTTTCTCCAATCAAGGTAGTAACGGATTGCTTTCTTATATAGCATGCCCTTTACGCCAGGAATTTTTACTGCGATGTCAGTTGGAATTTTAATGGATTCCGTGATTGCTTCATCAATGTCTTCATCAGTTAGAACTTCGATTAAATCAAATTCTTCTGTGAATGTCTTGAAACTAATCATCGGTTTCCTCTTCCTCTACTTCTTCGGTGTCTACTACTACTTCTTCTTCCTCTTCAACACCATCTTCCAACTCAATCTCTTCGTCAGAGATATCGGAATCATCTTCAAGATCACCGTCTTGGTCATTGAAGATTGACTGTGCGACCGCAATGCGTTGTGCTTCTAGTGCATCTGTCATCTTGTCTTGTATAAGACTTTGGAATGAACCTTCCGCATTATTCAAATCACCATCAGTGATCTGGTTGATTAAATTTTCTACTGCCGATACTTCTACTTCTTCTACTTCACTCATTATACTTCCTCATCTTCGTCTACGGTGGCATTTTCGCCTTCGACTTGTTTTTTCATTTCTTCAATGTCCTCATCAGACATCATCATTACGTTCTTCATTGCCCACTCACGGGAGAAGTACTCGCCCACATACTGAGATACTTGGTCAAGAGTCTGTAATCTGTTTTGCAACAGTTCAGCATTTTTCAACTCAGTAAAGTGGTTGTCTCTCTGGAAGTCTACTGTGATAAAACTCTTCCACTCTTCCCAGTCCTGTTCAGTGATAACACCTTTCAGTATGAGTTGTTTCTTGAGAATACCAGTAAACAAAGCAGAGAAACGTTTACGCAGGCGGTCAATGAATTTCTGGAACTTAACTTCATCCCTAGAGATTTCGGTTGATCTACCTAACGTAAATTGTGCTTCCTGTTCCAAACGAGATACTGGTACGTTCAAGGAACGATACAGTCTCTTCTGGAAGTACAGGATGTCATCAATCTGTCCAAGGTTCTCTCCGCCTGGCAATGTACTTATCTCTGTACCACGACCACCTTCTCTACGAGGTAACCAGAAGTCTTCGAGCATGGACATATGTTTGCGGTCATCTTTGAGTTGCCCCGTATTTGAATCGTAAACAATCTTGTTTCGATACTTAGACATGATGTCTTTCATGTACGCTTCTGACTTATTACGTGGCATATTACCCACGTCTATATAGAAGATTCTGCGTTCGGGAGCACGAGCAAGACGGTAGATTACAAGTGAATCTTCCATCATGCGTAATTGGTTAATTGGTTTTAGTGACTTATGTAGATAGGACACAACCTGTTTCTTACTAGGGTCTAACAGACCACTGGAAACATATGAAACACTGTCAGGAGAAAGTCTTACACCTTGGTTGGTTCCTGCTTTCTCTTGGAAGATGTAAAACTCTTTAACATCCCTGACCACCTTTGCACCAGTGATAGGGTCTTTCTCGTGTTTTACTTCTTTAACTTTACGAATCTTAGCGGCATCAATCGTTCTGATTTCTTGGATACCCGCCTTGATATTTGATTCATTGACTACGAGGTGGTGATAGATACGACCATCAACATAGAATGAACGGAATATGTCGTGACCTAGTTCAGTAAACTTCAACATACTATAGATGTTGTTGAACTCTTCGGTCATCTGTTTTTTGATGTTGTCGGGTGCTTCTACTTTGTCCAGATTAATTTCGCAAGAGATGTCTTGTTCAGAACCTACAATAGATTCATTCACAATATCTTCGATTGCGGCATCTACTTCTGGATGGGTAGCGACACCACGGTACTTTAGAATTAGTTGTTGGTTGTCCTTTGCCTTGTTGCCTTCCATGTCAATGTATTGACCATAGTGACTACCAGACGCAGTAACGTACCCCGCACCATCATCATCGGTGGGAGCAACAATAGACTTTAATTTATCCTTCTCTTTAACTGGTTTGTCTTGTTTTTTTAATTCAAAACCAAACAGTTTGAGAATACTGTTGTCTTGTTCTGCCATGTACGTACCTTTTCTATAATAAAGAGGTAAGGGATCATACCCTTACCCCTCTATCTATAACTAGATTAACTCTAGGATGTTGTATCGCTTTCCCAATATTGTATCTGGAACTCAACCGTAAACTCTTCAATTGCATCATTGGTTTCGTAGTTAACGTCAATAGCACTGACATTAGTTGGAAAACAACCACGGAAGTTGTAAGTTTTGATTGAAGAACCATCACGATCTAACTGATCAACAATCAAATCTGCTTGGTAATCCACAGGATTGACCAGACCAGTATTTGCTTGGTGACCGTTGATACCATTCATCCAGCGTTCCATTGCATTACGAGTACCGAAATCGGTATCGTTAATAATGGTTACTGTCCAAGGTTCAAAGGTACGATCTCCTGCCATCTGCAACTGTCTACCACGGAATGGAACAGGTAAAACTGCCATTATGGAAGCAGGAAGTTGCGCTGCTTTACAGAGGAATGATGTAAGTTCTACATCTCCCCCCGCATATGATGGAAAGTTGATCGTTGCTTTGAACAGATTGGGGCGAGCGCCACCCCCTCTGAGTTTCGATTTAAAATCATCTACACCTAAAATTGCCATTTCTCAATACTCCTTATACTGTGCCGACTACTTCTTCAAACTCAACACCAGTTCTAACTGCAACAAAATTCAATGTTACGTAGTTAATAGAACGTGCGGGTTTGATGAAGATAGATGCAATAAATTCATTACGGTCAACAACTGAAGCAGGATTGTTGGACTCATCACAAACTACTTTAAAGTCTGTGATACCTCTCCTACCTTGAATCTCTCGTAAGAAAGGTTCAACGATGTTTACGAATTCTGCACGAGTAAACTCGTCATTGAATTCGAACATTACGTTACGACCTGCGATACCAATTGCTCTTTCGATACCAAGGAACAATCTACGTACATTGATACGATCAAACGCAGATGGTCTTGACAGATTGGTCTTGTCTCCAAAGAGTACAACACCATCGCCTGGGATGTTTGCAATTGGGTTGATTCCGACTTTGTACAACGCATCTCTTTCTGTCTTAGTCGGAGAAAGAACGATGTCGGTGACACCAAGGTAACGACCACGTCTTGCACCAGCAGGTGAGAACCAAGGTGCAGCGACTAGGTCAGTTGCAGCCATGAGACCCGCAGTGGATGATGAGGCAGGAATCTTAATGTACTTGTCATTATACTTGTCAAATACTTTGAGGAAGTTGTTGTCCTGTACCAAGTAAGATGACTTGGTGTATGTGTTACCACAAGTGATGACTGCTGCATTAGTACCAGTAGTAACTGCAGCGGCACGAGAAGGTGATGCGACAGCAACACAGTCTTTGCGTGATTCAGCAATAGAGACTAGGTCATTTACTACAGTAGTTGCCGCAGTATTATCCGCACATTCAGGTGAAATCAGGAAGTCTACTTCGATGTTATCCGCATCGTTGAACTTAGCAAATCCAAGTAACACATTTGCACTAGTAAGTGTTCCAGTAGATACACCATTTCCAAAGTCCCATGTGGACTGAGTATCAGCGTATGTCTGTCCTGTTTTGAAGTCAACAGCAGAACCTTTAACTGCGGCAGAACCCCATGTACTAACACCACCACCAAAGTCGCTGGTTGAATCAGAATCACCACCGTGTAGTTGTCCAGCGTAAATCCATTGAGATTTAGTCTTCAATACATCTTTGAAAAAGTTTGAAGTTCCATCATCATTCTTCGCATTGGATGCGACTGATAAGAATGGGAATGCTTCCAGTACAGTTCCAGCAACACCAGAAATTCCACCATCACGGTCAACAACCGCAACATGGATTTCATCGTTAGAACCATCTAATGCAGCGATGGATGTTGATGTTCCAGTTGGGCCATCAAACGCATCCTTATACGCCCAAGCATTAAAGTTGGTTGTTTGGTCAGCTCCAGTACCAGAACCTACGATAGAGACTGTAAGTGAGTTACCGATCTCGCCTGGGTACTTACCAATAAATGATCCATCACTACTATCAACTGAGAGATTTTCAAAGTCTTCTAGAGTGTTGATCGCCTGAGCGGTTGGACTACCTATACTTGCGTGAGCACCTAAAGCGTTCCTAGCGTCATCATTCTGTTGACGTACAACGTGTAGTTGATTTGAGTATCGTAAAAAATATGCGGCAGAATGGAAATCTACCGAATTGTTGTCGGTTGGTGCTGAGTAAGTGCTTACAAGTCCGGTCTCATCAGAGATCAGAATTGCTTCACCCACAGGGCCCCATCCGAAGTTCCCCACAAATGCACCAGTAGAAGTCTGAACATTAGGGACTACGCCCGTCAGGTCAATTTCTTTTACTGTTACAGCAGGAGAAGCAGAGGGTGTAAAAAGTGCCATAACTTTATCCTTTCGTTTATCTAATTATAAGTTAACATAATACGGTGCGAACACCGCATTAAATACGGTAGTTTCAATACATTTATTTATAAGTTTGGTCTTTTTGAAAAAAATACTTGACATTTCTTGTAATTGCGTGTATAATCTAAGCTGTGTTCGGGGAGAGTTGAATACTACCAATCCTCAATACCAATACCTGTACCTTCGAAGTTATGCCATCCCATCTTCTCTTGTTCTTCTTCTACTCGAATATCATTCAATCCATCATCAATAAAACCAACAGGTGGTACATCATCATCAATCTCTTTCATCTTCTTTGCAAACATCATCTCTTTTAGATTGATGTCTGTCATATCAGCAAAGAATTGAGATGTAACAAAGTATCCGAACATTACTAGGTTCATCATCAAGTCATCATGGTTACCATCAGATGCCTCGTATGATTGACCTCTCGCAGTAAATGTAGAAATCTCCATGATGGTATTTTCATCTAGGATGTCTAACTTCTTCTCTTCAAGAATATCCTTGATAGAGGAACAACCCAGACGTTTGACCTTGCGGTTCATTTCGATACCGATACGATCTGCCTTGACGGCTGATTCCATATGAATATTATCATACTCCAAGTCCTGATATAATCCATTACACACTACCTGTCCCGAATCATTGGACTCAATAACGACATATGCCTCATTGTAGAGATTTGCGTACTTATATATAACATTAGGAAAGAGTAAAGGAGATATAGTATTATTGCGATAGACAGCAACCTGTTTGAAAGGTCTCGTGCTAATGTCGATTACGTTAAACGTAGAATAATCCTGTCCTCTTCCTTTTGATACGTCCACACACATAACATATTCATGTTCTTTCTGTGGGTTGTCATATATTAATAAGTCACCCCCTTCACGATGAGATGAAGGTTGTGATGCTCGAAACCCTAGTAATGTCTCGGCATTGATTAGAGTATCACCTGTCCCAAAGAAAGTGTTGCCAAACTCTTGGTCAAACTGTAATTGGGAAGTGTTTGCTATCGTCTGTTTCTTCCAATCATCATCCCTTCCCGGCACATCGTACCAGTTTACGGTGAACGGAACAAACTCATTTATCTTCTGTACCGCACCTTCCCATATCTTGTGGAAGGTATTACCAATACCATTGGCAGTCGATGTGATAATTACCTTGGTGTCTTTACCCGCAGAAATTACTGGATAGGTAGATGTGTAGAACTCATTTGCTCTTTCAACAAATGCGAACTCGTCTAGGAACAAGAGGTTGACCGACATACCACGGATAGAACTACCAGAGGTTGCCGCGGCAATGATTCGAGAGTTGTTACTAAATTCGATAGAACCCTTGTTGAGTGCCTTGGTTCCCGGTTGGAGAAAGAACGGAAGATTCTCTAGCATCAATGTGACTCGTGCCAACATCTCCCTAGCAGTCGCACCTTTGTTTGCCAACACAGCAATAGTTTTCTCACTATGGAAACAAGCATACCAGATTATGTAACCAACCGAACTGATTGATTTACCAGACTGTCTACATGCGAGTACGATAGAGAAACGATTGTTATTGAAGTGGTCGAACATTTTCTCTTGATATGGGTACAATCTAAATGGGACAAGTCCGTCATCTAGAGAGATTACCTTGAGATATTTTTTACAGAAGTGTACGGGGTCTTTAGAACACTTTATATATTCTTTGACTTCTTCTTCGGTAAATTGGTGCTGTACTCCGTCTCGTTTAACATTAATGTTTCCGAGGTAGGATTCATTCGTCTTCGGGTTCGACATCAATTACATTTTCCACTTGGGTTTCATTCTGTATAAGTCTCTGTAGGTCTGTTGTAGTTCCTACAAATAGATTGTTTGTTGTATTACCGAGTTGCTTGGGTTGGTCATCTTCCTTATTGATTTCCTTGTGTTTCTTATTCAAGTCCATCAGTTTGTCGGTGACATCTGCCATGTTCTTCATCATACCAGATAAGACTTCAAAGGCACGGGGGTGTTCACTCTCTCGTGCGACTTCGATCATCAAGTCCATACTCTCTCTACCCTTCTCAATTATATCATGGTAGGTATCACGAGAGGTAGTATAGTCATCTCTAATATTCTTATCGTTACTCTTATCACTCATTAAGCACTATCCAAGTCAATGGTAGAAAATCCATAGTCACTGTCTGCCGAGATTGAATTTGGGGTTGGAGTAATCTTCTGTGTTTTTACATAGAGATCACTATCAAGATTTCCTGCTTCCTGTAAGAAGTAGTTGTTACGAACATCACGAATGATGTTACCAGTCCCCTCGGGCCCATACAGTGCTATCTTCATTTCAAAGTCTAATGTATATATAATCGTTCTTCGTTGCTCAATAGCACCTTCGTAGTCATCCGAGAACTGAACCCCCGATAATGCGATAGGCACATCTTCGGTCAGACTAGGTATGTCTGCGAAAGGTTTGATTGTCGCAGTGTACTGTGGTGCAAAGTACGGAAGAATCTGTTCTACGATCTGTAGTGCGTCATCCTGTGACTTCGCATAGATATTCAACTGAAACGAGATTGTGTACGGAGTAGATGTATAAATCTTTTGTTTTTTG